ATCTTTTAATTGTAATTTAATCTCATTTAGGGCTTGCATAATTTCCTTAAATTGATCTACGGTTTCATCTTCTTTTTTTTCCAAGGTTTTAAGCCTAAGATCATGTTCACGAAACTTGACCTTCATGTCCGTGTAAATCTTGATTCCTATGCCCGCTAAACCGATTGTTTGAAAACCTATAACTACCCAAAAATTTGATTCCATTGCCTTAAAATTACAAAATATTTTATAATGTTAAATAGGCGGCTTTTACCGTTTGTCCGTTATATGCTGTGCCTATTGTTATTGTGAAAACTCCGCCTCCCTCATTGGTAACGGTGTAGTTATAATACCAAACGCCCGCAATGCCAACCGCCACAAGTTTATGAGTTGCCGTGTCTCTAGCCGTAATCTTCCCACTTGATACAACATAGCTATCCACTACGGTGATTTCGGTCATTGCGCCCGTTCCTTGTAGGGTAAATGAGTAAGTAGCATTTTGACCCGTTGAGCTTTCTAAGGTTAATGATTGCACAAAGCAATTAAATTTATAAACCTTATAGTTGCCACTTTTATCAATTATGTCTATATAACAAATAAATGATGTATCACTACCCTCAATAAAAGCATCAAAGAATGTAATGGGTTGCAAATAGCTTTGAGACATTTTAACAAGACCACTACCGCTAACGGTGAAAGATTGACGACCTTTTATATATTCACGAAATATGCCATTTGTCTTTGCGGCCAACTCTAAAAAATCGCTAGTAATACTTAATGAGGCATTTTTTGTACAAGCAAATGGGTAAACATTACCGCTTGAATCCGTTGCCGCTATTACTAAACCTTCCGATGTTACTGCTTCAGCCATTATCTATTGTATATATATGTTTCGGTATAAGGATCATAAGTAAGTGAGCCTGGGTAGTCGTAGTTGATAGTAAATCCGCCACTCGTATATTGAATTTGTGTTATATTATTGCTTACCTCTACTAAAAAAACATCACCAGGGTTTATTGTAATATTGCCACTTGGTGACAAGTTAAATGTAAAGGCTTGTGGGTTTGTGCTAACGGGGTAAGTTTGAGTCTTGATTGCCGCACCGTTTCTCTTTACCGTAAAAGTTGTATTAACGGGAGGTGGCGGAGCTGGGCTAGTAGTATTAATGTTACCCGCCAAGCTAATAACAATTGGTACATTTAGACTTGTAATGCCATTATAAGTTATTTGATAGCCTCCGCTTATTGTAAAGTCGGCAAGAGTTACCGCAGTCCAAGGTACATATTGTGGAGTATTGTAAGTGCCAGTAGTGACATCGGCATCAAATGTTTTTTCTTGTACATCGCCGCCATCTTTCTCCTCATCCCACACCTCAAGTAGTGTTGCGCTCCATGTACCATTGGCAAAGTCAATCTCATTCATGTTTAGGATGGCATACACCTTGTCGGGGTCATCATCTAAGAACCTAACCGTATTATGTAAGCCTATTCGGCTACCGCTATCATAAGTCAATCCGTAAAAATTGCAATCTAACTTATTACGGTTAAATCTTGTGTTCTCCCAATATGCAATATTATTTTGCTTTCTAAATGCAAATTGCTCGGTGTTGTATCTATAACGATACCAATCCGAGTCTAGCAACTCCGTTCCCGCACTATTATAAATTGACCCCTTAAAGTTAAATGAGAATCCATCATGTATAAACAACTCGTTCTCTTGTTTATTATAAAGAGTGTCCGTCTTGGTAAATGCCGTTTTCAATCCCTTAACTGGCCCCCACAATTGATTAAATGGCTCAATGATTTGAAATTGTAAGGCTTTAATCCATGCTTCATTTGCGGCATCCAAAGCCGTATGATAGTCTAAAATAAAAGCTATTTTTATTACCCCATTGTCGGGTAATGGCTCACTCTCTACACTCACCGTATTCCAATCCGTAGGTTCGGGATCACCACTTGTATTATAGCTTACACCAAGATATTTAACATTGCTTGTCAAAGCCGAGTTACTTAAATTCCACTTGCCGTCTTGATCTAAGAAGTAATTATTTGTATTGCCATCAAGCATCACAACCATTTGCCTCATAAATCCATCATCATTAAAATCCGTCTCGTATTTATAATCGTATTGCATGTTAATTTTCTCACCCGAAAATACCGTAATAGCTTGACTTCTTAAAAATGTTTCTTCCGAACTCAATGGCAATGTTGACGGAAAACGTACATAATTGTCCTCCATGTATCCAAACGTAGTGTTTGTATATTCTTCATTTCTTGTCACGCTACCACTTAATGGAGTAAATCCATAATAATAATCTGGGGCAATGCCATCAGTTGCTTTATAATCCCAAGAATTTACATTGTATTGCTTTAAAGTTGCCGTAGTAGTAAGTAAACTACCTCTTGAAAAAGTGCCATTTGTTATAAGCTCACTTATTGGCTCATAGGAATATTGTACACTATTCTCTTTCGTTCTTCTATTGATAAATCTTATTGCGCTTGGTGATACTAATTTTACTTCATTAGTATTACCTACCTCAATATCATATCTTGCATTTATAGCCGTTTTTGAACCTACAATGCTTCTATAACCTCTAAGATTGTCGCTAGGAGGTATATATAATTCTTCAAACCTCATTACCCACCAATTGCCATTGTACATGAAAATTGTTTGATTGAAGGCTCTATTTATTTTCTCAAGTACCGTATATGAGTTTTCATACTCGGTAGATTGTATTTGAAATGTTTTAGGATCAATAGTGCATTGGTTAAGACCCGTATAAGTTGCACTATCGGTCATGCTATCATGGAAAAGATTATTAAATATATAATGTGTTGACCATGATTGTACCGCATTTGATGTGCAATACTCCATAAATTGCAATGGAGTTGTTTTGGCGGTTATCTCACTTCCTCCATTAGATACGGGAAAGTCTTTGCCATAGCCAAGGCCATCAACCGCTCTAAGTATTAAAACATGGTTTGTGTCCTCCCAAACTTCTTGGAAGTCATCTTGCAATAACCATCCGTACCAATAGGCACTATTTACGTTATTATATGAGAAAATGACCTCAATGTCATTATCCTTATCCTTTAAAAAATTATCAATTGATACTCCACTTACATTGCCGATGATCTCAATAGTTGCCATTTGTGAGCGGATTGGCTTCCATAAGTCCTCATCGCTATTAAACTCTTGAAGTACAAATGGGCGTGCGCCACCCGTAAGATTGGTTACTCCGCCGCCCCAACCCTCAAATAAGAATTGTATGCGTGCATCGTATCCATCACGAGTCTTAAAGTCTATTCTATATTTTTCGCTTCTAGCCAACTCTATTTATTGTTGCGTTACTTCTATTCAATACCCCTACTAAATCCGTACCTCTTTGTACAAAGACAACTTGACCGCTCAATCCTATGCCACCTTGTATGCCTCCGAAATTCACTGCGCTTGGCCTACCTACGCTAACTCCTCCACCTCCTACATTTGCTGCACCTCTTTGAGCTGCATTTGCAGCACCTACCGCTAAAGTTCCAGCTCCAGGAACAATTAAGTTAGCAATTGCTGCCGCAGCAGTTGTAGCGGCAATTTGTATTATAATTCTTTTTAATTGATCAATAACAATATTTCCTAATTCTTTCCAACTAAATTTACCATTTTCAAGTACCGTATCAAATAGATACTCTAATGGAGCAATCAATGATTGTTCAACAACAGATTGTATGGATTTAAATCTTGCTTCTAAAGCCTTTTGTTGTTCACCTAATGGTTTAATAACTGCATCTAATGCTTTTTTACCAAATTTTTCAGATGAATTTGCTACTTTTTCATAAGCCTCTGATTCATCTAATAGAATATCTAATAATTTTTCACTAGGATTTGTAAGCTGTTCAGTTAATTTTAATCTTTTTTCTAAAACATCTTCATTAAACTTCTCGCCCTTTTTTCTATTTTCATCTAATTTTTTCTCAAAAGCATCTCTCTCTTTTAATGAGTCTATTATTGCTTTTAAGTTATCAAGATTTTTTTTATCTGCTTTTTTACTTGCAGTTTCAGTTTCTTTATTTAATTCTTTTTCTAACTTAATTTGATTTTGTAACGCTTTTATTCTTTTTTGCGTTTCATTATTTATTGATGCAATTCCATTTACAACTGGATCAAGTTGTTGTAAATATTTATTATTTTCACTTTCTAATAATGATATTTGGTTTTGTAATGTTTTAAATACATCAATTGCATCATTGAAGGTCTTGTTATTAATCTCTTGTTGTGTTTGAGATGCAAAACCAGTTATTAACGCATTCTTATTTTCTTTACTCAAGCCTTTTGCAGCTTGTATGTAATTATCATTTGCAATTAAAAACTTATTTCTAAGTTCAGCTAATTTAGTCTCATTTGTCGTTAGAGCTGCATTAATACCAGCTTCTTGTATTCTTAGTCTAATTAATTCTTTTCTTGCTTTAGCTTGTTGCTCAATTGAAATTAACGACTCCTTAGTTAAAGCATTTTCATCTTTAATTCCAGCAATAATCTCTGGCGCAACATTTTTTAACTCATTATAAGCAGCTAATCTATCTGCTTGTGGTTTTTTTAAGTCGGTTAATGTACTTATTAATATATTTACTTTTGCATTTTCACTAACTAAACTTGCGGATGTCTCAAATGTTGCCTCGTTAAATTTCTTTTGTGCATCAGTCAATTTTGGTGTCAAACCTAAGATTTGATTAAATGCCTCTCCTAATGAACCATATTTTTGTACTAATGCAGTTACTCCAGCAATAATAGCACCAAAAGCAAATGAAAGCCCTGCTGGGCCAACTAATGCAGCACCAACACTTTTTAATGCTCCAGTTAAACCCCCACTTGTTTTAGAAAGTGTAGTAAATTGATCAACTACTAATGGTAAGTTGTTTTGTATTGCTATAAATCCAAATGGAGCATCACGAGCAACTTGACTTAATGAAAATAATGCAGCACTTCCATTATTGGCAGCTTTTGGTAATTTATCAAGACCAACTTGTTTTAAATTTACTAGGCTTTGTTCAAGTTGTGCAATATTTTTATTTGCATCAACTAAACCTTGTCCAAGTTGATTTTTTAAAGTACCCCTAACCCTTTTTAATTCGGCTTCAACTTCACTAATGGTTTTCTTGAACGCATCAATATTGCCACCAATCTCAAATATGAAATTATCCGCCATTACTTAACCTTTTAAATATTTCTCTATATTCCTCCTCATCAATCTTACTTACCTCCTCATCGCCTGGTAGTTGCCAAAGTGCCTCTGGTGTTTTAGGTGCGGTTTTAGGATCACCCATTAACCGCACCATTGTAAACATTAACATTCTCGTTTGCTTATATTCATCAATCCTTTTAGACTCATGTCCCTTAATCATAAGTGACAATTCTCTTGGACTAATGCCATAAAACTCACGAGGTATAATTTTTAGCTCACCAAATGCAAAGGCCTCTATTTCTTCCCACGAGAGTTCTTTTTTTTTGCTTGGTCATCGGGTGCTTGTTTGATGAAGTCACTTCCCGACCAAACATTGATTGCTTTCGCAATCTCGCTATCTTCTTGGTTTTTGAGTAGTGTTTGCTCTACCCAATCCACGATGTCGGCGAATTTATATTTTGGATCAACTTCTTTTACGATACAATTATTAAAATAACCGCTATAAATAATGTGACTTATTGTGATCTCATTAAGTATTGAGCTATCTAAATTTTTATCGTTTTGGAATTTATCTTGTAAATACCTAAAAGATGCCATTCCAAATTTTAGTCCAATAGTTTCCTCGTTAATAGTAATAGTAGTGTAATTCATAATTAAACGGTTACATCAATTGTTCCAGTTGATGCGATTGTTCCAGAAAAGTTTATAAACTCGGTAGTAGCTTGGTTCATTGTAAGTGAAGTGATGTAGCCACTATATTGATGATAATATGCTGCACCAGCACTTGAACCAGTAACAACTGGGTTTTGTACTCTTACGGTTACAAGTGTCTTATTTGCCCATGCAGAAAGCAAAGAGTTATAAGATACTTGAGAAGCGGTCGGAGCGGTTTCGCAGATTGCATCAAAATCCAAACTCATTTGTGGCTCACCTACCGCAGTAAGAACGCCGCAATTTGTTTGGTCAGTGGTAGAGTCAACCGTAGAGTTTACGGAAGATGTACGCAAACACACGAGATTTTTATATGATGAGCCACCAGCCACATCAATCTCAATGTTTTGTAAAGAACCTTGAACTTGTGCCATTGTTTGTTTATTTTTGGTTTACTAAATTACGAATTGTTAATATCTTTCTACTTAAATAATTGTCACCATCCCAAACGGGTGAATAGGTTGACAATGTTCTTGCCATTGGGAATACCTCAAAATCAGCATCATCAAATCCATCTATTCCCGTATCGGGGATCAAAATATTTAGTATTTGATTAGAAATACTATCTACTTGACCCATGTTGTTATTTTTATTTTGCTCACTATATACCTCAATAGTTACCTCTACAATATTACTAAATGAATTATTTGTGTTGTCCGCAACCTCGGTAATATTAGTGATTATTGCATATTGCTCTGGCACCGTAACAAATGGCGGTTGCCCATAAACGGGTACATTCCTACCCGACCATGTTATATTGCCATTCAAGGCATTTACATAAATTGTACGTACACTATTTGAGCAATCCTTCATTATACCTTTTTAACCTTTTTTAAATATGCTCTTATCCTTTTTTGATATTCTGGCCAATATGCCAAAATACTTGGTCTCATATATGGCCTTGGTCTCAAATTAATCTTTTTTATCCCTCTACCCTTATATAGTGAGGCTAATTGTTTCCATGCGCTTGTTTCGGGTGGTACAAAGCCATCCCCCGTACCAAACTCAATATAAGCCGCATAATCCGTTTGAGCAACAAATTGATAGCTCAAAAATTGCTCCTTGTTAAAGGATATTGAATTTATCAATCTACCCGTATCCACAGCTGGCTTTGAGTTCGGCCCACTAGGAGATGCAAGTAAATTCTTAGCGCTTCTCACCATATCTTCTCCCGTTGCCGCCAACTCACGATCCATAGTTGCACTAACCTCATCAACCGTTTGCTTGTATTTATTAAGCATACGTTGAAATCGAGCATCGTTAATTTGCAATTTGAACCCACTAGCCATTAAAATACTACTTTTTTATATTGGTGATAGTTCAAGCCATCCCAATTGTTATATTGACTAAGCAATGAGTTTTTGTCGGCATTCATCTTTTTACCTCTATTCTCAAATTGCCATGAAGTTAACGCAAGAATGTCATTTGCCAAATCTTCGGGGATTGCACTATAACCGCATTGATATTGTACGTTGTAAATACCAGGAGTATATAGCCACAATTTACCTCCAATGATCTCGTAATCTTCGTTTTTTATCAATGTAGTATAAGTATTTATACCAGTCTTTATTGCCACACTATCTATGCAAACAAGCGGCCCATAAGGCAAATCAACAATCCAAACTTGAGGAGCAATGCCGCTTAGGCTTATGTTTGCTTTTAAGAGTTTATTAACAAGTGCAATACCACTAATCTTCTCCAAATGTACCCTAGATGCGCTTATCAAGTCTTTTATTAAACCATCCTCAAAATCGTAGTCTATCTTAAGCCAACTTTTCGCATCGGGTAGGGATACTGGCTCTACAACGCCGTCAGCTATTGTCGTTATCCCGTTTATATATATCGCCATTTTTACTAATATTTATAATACATTTCTCTGACCCATTTTTCAAACTCATCGAGTGTTTTGCTCGGATCATGATTTCGGGATCGATCTTTCGCTTTCCTTGATGCTTCGCTATATTTTTGGGCATTATCCAGTTCAGTAATTGCTTTAACCCAGCTTTTAATATCATTCCTATCTTTTATATAAATGCCCGCTTTGCCACAATTCTCCTTCAATCCTTCGGCTTCCGAGCAAATTACGGGTATCCCACTACACATTGCCTCGGTTGCCGTTCTTCCCCAACTTTCATATTCACTCGGCATTAATAGTATTCTAGTTTTCCTATAATGTTGCAATATATTGGCCGAATTTGGCACGATTGTAAGGTTTTTAATACTTGGCCTTACTTGCTCATCATAGCTCCCTAAAACGCCTAGAAATCGCTTGTGGGGCATTGCCTCTGCTATCTTTTCAAATATCTTCCCGCCTTTGTTCTCGTTTAGGTTAATTAGAGTAATATATTCATTCTTCGACGGATCAATCCCCAAGTCATAGATGCGATAGTCAACGGGCGGAGTCATTATAAAGTTAGGCCAATTATAATTTAACTTGTCTTTTAACCAAAAAGAATTATACACAATGTGTTGATTTGCGTTTGCGTTTACAATTTCGGGGTATAAATGGCTATTGTGTATTAAATGAAAAACGGGTTTTTTATACAATTGAGCTGCCCCAATTGTCCATCTTGTATAATCCAAATGTGTAAAAACTACATGACTCCAATTCATTAAAGAGTCTATCACATTTGGTTGTGGAGGAAATACATCTATGCCGTCAAAGACATAATTGTTTTTAATCTTATATTGATTGGCTTGATGCAGTAAAACTTTTATGTGATGCCCTTTTGATTGTAAATCTTTAAGCATCCAATGTAGCATATACTCAGCACCGCAGTTGTGGCGTGGAGGATATAAATGAATTGAAGCAAGTATATTCATAGTAATTTATTTGCAGAGCCATCAAAGATATTTGTATAATCAGCAAGATGATTCCATAGTGGAGAGTAATGTGGTTTTTGCCAAGCCATCATTGGCGAAATTATAAAAGTTTTTAACCTTGGTTGTATATTTCTTAAAAGCCAGTCATCAAACATATTTGTATAATCATTATATGACTCGCATAATTTTTTCGGATTATTATAAAGCACTGCGTGAGTTGTCCAACAACCATTTACGCTAAATAGATTGTCACTATACCTTGAATACTCACCAATTATATTTGCTCCTAAATAACAAAGCTCCCAATCACTAGGGAGTTGACTTAATGCGCTTTCGTAATGCGTATATTCTTTTATCACTACATCATCTTCAAATAACGGCAACACTCCTTCGTGTTCGCTCATTATTTTCATCATGCTTTTATTAAAACTATGCTTTGGATTTTCATGCTTAATTGCATAGTATGGAATAGGATCATATCCTAATTTAGAAACTTCTCGCATTGCGCTACCAAGACGATCTAGCGCATTTTCAGTAGTAAGTATATAAGCATTCATAGTTAAAAAAAAGGAGGCTTACGGGCCTCCCTTTTAGATTTATGTATGGGCAAATTAGATAGCTCCGTACAAGCAAGCAGTAGGCTGGAAACTCATCAAGTCGCAACGAGCTTCGCAACGGAAAGTGATCAAGTTCTTGATGAAATCAGAACCGTCAAATTCAGTGCTACGAACTGCAAGACCGCTTTGTTGAGCGATAGCAAACTTAGTTGTATCAAGAACATAAGCCTTAGAAGAAGTAACCAAGCTATGAGGAATAACTGGGATACCCATGATTCTAACGTTACCTTGAGCATCGATAGTGATACCACCAGGTACAGAGTAAGAACCGTTAGTAGGCAAGGTCTTCATTACGTTAGCCCAACCAGCGTGTGTGGTCAAGATAAGGTTTGCATTCCAGTTCAATGCTCCGAGTTGAGCAACATAATCTACGAACTTTTCGGCAGTGTTAGCACCACTAGATACACCAGCAGTTGCAGAAGCAGCGAGGTCGTTCAAGTAATATGTATCTTCAGCTCTTTGGAAATCTTCGATCAAAGACTGCTGCAAATATGCGTTCAAGAAAGGGAGATCATCAACCATTTGGCGAGATACCTTTACATAACCAGCGATGAATTGCAACACCTTGTTTACAACTGTTACATCGTAATCGATCTGAGCTTTGTCAGAACCTTCAGTTTGCTTACCAAAAGAACCTTCACCAACTGGGATGTTACCTTTAGGGAAAGAAACTGAACCAGTAGAAACTGGGATGATGTTGAATACGCTTCTCAAGTGTGGGTTCACGAAAGAACGCAACGCTGGAGAATTGATGTAAGAAGTGTAAGGGTTACCAGTCAAGTTAACACCTTCGGTCATTGTTCCTACAGTCTTAAGATCCAATTCTACGTTGAATCCTTTACCGTTTGTTCTAACCGCTTCTTTGATTGAATCGTAACCTTTAACGATTGCTTCGCCGATTGCAGATTTGATTTCAGCAATGTGTTCGTTGTAAGATTGTGCTACTTTCTTCTCTTCTTTAGCAGAGAGTTTACCGAAAGCAGATTTAGCAGCAAGGATTTCTTCTCTTGCTTCGATCAAGTTTTTGTTGTTCTTAGCAACTTGCTCGTTCATTTCTTCTACTTTGCTTTCGAACAATTTAGCAGCCTTTTCAGTTGCAGCAGCAACTTCGGCTTTTTGTTCTGCGAGTTTAGCTTCCAAAGCTGACTCGAATGATTTTAGATCGCTCATTTTTGTTAATTAATATTTGTTAATAATATGTATCAATGAATCAACCGAGATAGAATCTTCTTTTTGCTGCAAAGGTGTCTCATCGACTGCCTCCGTGCTACTCATTCTCTCTACCATTTCGGCCAATTGTTTTACTTTAAGAATGCAAAGATCAATGGTCTCATCCGTTACATCGCTATTGCGAATAAACTTCTCAAAAGACTTTATTTGATCTTGCAATTGCTCTATTGTTGCCATGTTCTTCATACCAATTAAAGGAGTTGCTTCGTTAGCACCCCAAGCGGTTAGGCTTGATCCTTCAAATAGCATTACCTCATGAATTTGGTTGCCATTGTCGGCCTTTTGCTCACGAAGTGTTTTAAATCCGATTGAATGCTCGGCAATAAGCCCACTCTCAATCATTTTTACGTAGTCCTTACCAAGTGTGTGAGTACCTACTTTACTTTCGTAGTAAAGACCATACTCATCTTCTCTCAACACTTGTATCTTACCAAGTGGTTTAGAAGGATCGTGATTAAGTAGATGCTTAATCCTTCCTTTTCCTTCTGGCCCCCAATCTTGGATTGATCTTTTAAATGCACCAGGCATCATAATATCGCCATCACTATCCACATTACCAAATGCCGAAAAGTAACCGCTCACAACGCCTTGCTTAGTATCAACATCCTTAACCTCAAGGTTAAATGATTTGTAATTGTATATCATGCTCTTTTTATTGTCGTTTTGTTGTATCATCAAAAAATTCTTGCTTCGTTTAGTTTTGGTTTTAGTATTAAGTTGCCATTGCGATCCCTACGTGGAATAAATGCCACGGTGCATCTGCAATTTATAGTAAAGCCTGGAGGTGCATTAATGTCACCTGGTTGCATTGCCGCAACGGGTTCACCATCCTTGCCATTCTCATCAAATGTCTCATCGTATCTTACAATCCTACCATCTAACTCAACATGGTCGAACTGATTTCTTGGAATACGACGAGTCCTATTGTCTTTTGCGCTTATCCATTGCTTGTCAACATAAAAGTCATGAGCATCCGCACCCATCATAGATGCCATGTTGCTTGACCTCATTACTTCTGTTCTCACAATTCGCCTTGCTCTAAACGCCGCATAAGCTAATTGCTCATCGCTCTTTATGATTCTCACAATGTCATCAACGCTCAATCCTTCCTCAATGCCTTTTTGTACTATTGACAATAATTTGCGTTTTGTTGTGCTTGTGATGTCACTAACCAAAGTAAATCCTTGATTCATCAAGAAGTCCATCATTTGATCTGTCCACTCACGATTAAATCCAAAAGTCATCGCTTTGCGATTGGCTTCTATCTTTAATGCACGATATACGCTATTGCCAAATAGTACCGCCGCTTCCTTATACAATGATTCAAAGACCTTAATTAATTCCTTGCTCCACAAATCAAGACCAAGTGAAGATTGCGCCGCACCTAGTCCATCTTTTTTTATCCTATTACCAAAGTTATTAAATTGTTTGGTAATGCTATTTTTTACTTGCTCGTAATACTTTGTATCTAGTTGCCTACGCAACCTCTCCACTTTCCGAAAGTACTCCGCTCTTTGCTTGGCGTTCATCTAGTAGCTTTTGTTTATATGCTATCCTCAATGATGTCATCATCCTCCTCTCTACTGCGCACTGTCGCTCGCTCTTCAGCTTGGGATATTTCATCATCACTATCCTCATTATCTCCTCTTCGGTTGTTTGCGATGTTATCATCTCCATTTTCTTCGTTTTCGCTTGGAGGTATTGTCAAGTCCATTACGGCTTGCTCAATAGGAATAAGCCCTTGGTTGATATAAGCATACTCAAACGCACCTTCTCTTTCTTGGTAGTTCATTGCTACTCTCTTCTCGTCAAAGGTCAACCAGTTTGCATCTCTTAGTGATCTCACCATTCTCTCCATGTCTTGTTGCATCTCGGGAAGAGCCGTAATATCAAAGTCAATAAATACATCCTCACCATATCTAGGCACTAAGAATTTATTTAACTCATCACGGAGTTGGCAACACATCGGTATGATGGTGTTAGTAATAAGGTCGCGCATTGCGTTTTGGTAGTTGTTGTAGCTAGATGTGTCAACATCAAAAAGCACGGCGGGAAGGCCAAACACCCTACACCATTGGTGCATTGACATCCTTAAAGTATTAACTAGCTCCATATCTACCGAGCTTAGTCCAAAATTCATATAATCCCAAGGCGTTTGCAACACGGCCACTCGGCCCTTGTTGTCCACACCATTGATGTACTCGTTCACCGCTCTTTTAATGCTCTCGGCTTGCTCGATAGTGAAATTTGGCACGATATTGCCCAATGGCCTAGGAGTTATTGCGCCTTTTGCGCCTCCATTGCCTGTCATAGTAGCCGAGGCATCCGCCGCATTGTTACTCATGCGTAGAGTCTTGTAAGCCGCACGAAGTGGCGACAAGCCACGCAAATGTGTTCTTGTTGTCACATCAAAGTCGGGATTCCAACTCTTCCACATCATTACTTGCTCCTTCGGCAAATCTACCCCACCCCCAATTTGTAATTTATAACCCAAGATATTGTAAACATCGTTTGGGTCTGGGTATATCTCAACGTATTGGGTAGGGAGTATATTAAGCTCCGAGAATCTACCGCCAAGTTTACCATCATTACCATAAACATTGCCCTCCCCCGAAAGGTATCTATAACCAAATAAATTTTCAAAGAATTGATCTTGCGCTTGATAGCTATTTGGTCTCTCCAAAAGTCTAGCAAGTGGACTACCCATGATTATATTCTCGCTATAAGCATTCTTACGCTCCATCACCGCTCTCTCATACGCACCATGGTTACCGATGCCTTTTGACAATTGCTTATATCTCATAAGAGATGTGCGTGCCTTCTCACCTGGGTTTAACTTATAAACGTACCAAGGAATAGATGCACTCTTTCTAGCAAGAAAACTCACAATAGAGTAAACATCCGCATTGCCTAGGTATCCTTCGTTGACATAAGATAAGCCCGTGTAATTTTGGATAGCCGTTGTATTCATCCCAACCATGTTTACCACATTTGTTGGGTAAGGATTAATTCCTTTTTTCTTAAAGATGTCGAGTAATCCCATTTTTTTTATATTGCACCCCAAGTCACACTTGGGATTGTTAATTTACTAAATATTGCGTATCTCATCGCATCGCAAGCGTGGTCACTAAACTTTACGGGTTGATCTAACTTATTACCATTGCGATCCGTTTTCCAACGATAATTTTTTACCTCTTTCAATAAATTTACGGAATCTTGGTGTATGATTAACGGAGTTGCCTTGACGGTACGAATACCCTCCGTCACATCTTTATTTGCGGGCTTTGCATTTAGTCCTTGTCTTACCAATTCTTCAATTGTTTTAGGCTCGGCGGCATCACAATACAACTCATCATACTTATCAATTCCCAAAGATAATATTTTTTCTACCAAATCATTTGTAGTGAGTTTAGTGTCATAAATAAGCTCTTGTACATACACCGCATTTTCGTAAAACACACACTTAATAAGTGAACTTGGTACATTGAAACCAAAGTCCAAACCATACACCGTCTCACCACTTGGCATTGTATCCGTTGTTTTCCAATGCGAGTAAATTAAGTCTTGACTTAGTCCTCTTTGACCCAAGCCATATATTTGCCAATAGTTAGGGTCGGCATCCTTTAATCTCTCTAACTCATCTTTTAACTCCTTTGCTAAAAACGGATTGTCTTTAAATGTAGTGACATAAAAGTCGGCATCATCTCTTGGAATCACATCATCGTAAATCCATGAGGCAATGTCCGATGGATTATAGTCTATCACTATCTTTCCTTCCGTACGCATGATCAATTGCATCCATGCTTCGTAGCTTAATTCGTTTGCTTCGTTACAAAAAAGGTATGATCTAGCCCTACCACGTATCTTTTGCGGTTGATCTGCCGATACAAACTCAATCATATTGCCATTTAACGAATAAGTTTGCTCGGTTTTGTTGTGGTTGTCCTCCGAGTATATACCAAGTCGGCTTAGAATGTCAATGAAGTCACGAAGAACCGATCCTTTGATGCTCGGTAGCGATTGTCGCACGATTGTTAAGGTCTTACCACTCTCTTGCAATAGTTTTATAATAAACCAAATGAGAATGTTGTAAGTTTTTCCACTCCGACTGCCGCCTTGCATGACCGTAATGCGCTTTTTTGAGTCTTGCAATATTTCAAAGACCACATTAGTTTGAAGTTTTGCGTTCATAGTATAAAAGTTTGTCTAGACAAGGGTTTAGGGGGTATCAAAAATTTGGGGATACCCACCCGCCTACGAAAAGTAATTTCTTTAAGTACCCCCCATTAAGTACGGCCACTTTCCTCATGACATCGTGTCAATCGCATTAAAACTATTTAACATATGTCTAATAACTAGTATTATGTTAAATAGAAATCGTGTGACATAGTGTCAATTTGTTGCCGCCTCAAGTAGCTCTACATTCGGCTTCACTACCTCAACTTGTACCTGGTTTAAGTTGCCCTCGATCTTGTTCTCAATCTTCTGGGTCGGCATACCAACAAAGTAATTGAAGTATATCTGCAACGCCCTTTCATTACCATCTCCGAGCTTCTTCTCCAACACTCGGAAAGCTAGATCAGACATGGGCCAGAGCTTCTCCATGAGTTGCTCCTCGGTCATCTTAGTCGGCCTACCAGAGTTCGGTCTTGGGCCGCCTCTCTTCTTCTTCTCTGCCCTTTGTTGTATCAAATCATTAAGTTGATTCTCAGTCATGTAGTATGGATTTGATTTGGTTTCGCTTATGATTATTTTTATTCCACACCAGTTTCCTTCGCTTCCACTTGCACTGGCTCAAGGTTATGTGTATGTCCCTTATCATCTGCTATTTGTCTCTCGTACAAACGCAACGTAGCCCATCCGTCTTGGCCTTTAAGACCATCGAGATAGGCTACAAAATCGGGAATGAAGAAATTAAAATAAAGACTACCGTCTTTTCCCTTTTTAATATAGAATCCTTTCCTTTTCAACACTACAAAATAAGACTACCTAATTACACTTATTGACAACAATCAACATAATGTTAAAAAATAAATATTTGCATATATATTTTTTGTTTAGACAAAATAGTCTAGCTTTACAATCTAAACAAACCAACACAACATGAAACCCTCAATCTTCCAAAACAAAGACTTCGTAAATCTCCTAATCGCAATTACCATCGCAGCAATAATACTTGGATTAACCCAAGACCCACAATCGCTTTAAACCGCATTTAGAAGCCCAACAATCGCCTCAAATCCAAAAGTAATATCAACCTATTACTTCCTCCACGATACGGCAATTAAAGCGCTCTATGAGCATCTTACACAATTCTTGATGGTTTACCTCAAATGGTATGTATAAACTTACCCTTTTATCCATGTGATATTTCTCCTTGATGTAAGCCTTGATCCGCTCAACCCTGCCAAGTGCGATAGCATCCTCCACGTAGATCAGATCATTGATCAAATCAATGCTATACAAAATCGTTGTATGATGAACCTTAACAACCTCTTGTATCTCCCTCAAGGTCGCACCATAGTAAGTCTTGGCAAAGTAGTAAAACAATTGCCGAGTAAACACCAACTCCTTATACCTATTCTTACCAAGGACTCTATCCTTCTCTTGTTTGTTAACTACGCAAATCGCATCTAGCAAATCATGTAAATTCATATTATGACATTTTTGACATTTTCCCAACTTGACGCTAATTCTATATACCACACTATACAACAAAAAGTGATTTTTGTAGAGGGTATTCATTTATTTTAAGAAAAATCGATTACATCGACTACAAGGTTGATAATCAAATATATATCGATTACAAATCGATTACAAATGGTGTACATTTTATCAAAATGGACTACATTGTCTAAACAAAAACTTCTCTACACTAAAATAAATCATTAGACTCTTTTGGTTTAAAATAAATTTTATAACATTTTTTATTAGAATTTCCCCTATCTCGGAATGTTTCGTACTCGATTTTTAATAGCCCACATGACTCCTCAACCCCCTTGGTGAACCTCTTAAGCGAGTAATCTTTCTTTTCACAACCAGCAAATACCAGGTAATCGTTATACAATCTTTCTAGTGTTATAACCAAACCACTCTCTTCTTCTAACCCTAAAAAATAATCTAAAAACTCTTCTCCGAATTGCACCTTGATTTGCTTACGCACGATCTTATCCGATGGGGGGACTTCCGTTACGCCATTCTCCAAATAATCCATCATGCAATGAAACATAAAATTGTAGAATCTATTCCACTCATCTTTGTCCCAATCATCAAATAATTTATGCCCAAACTCATCCTCGGGTGTCCTTTGTGGTGAGAAATAGCCGCTAAACTCAAACACTTTTTGCCTTCTTTTGGCATGATTACCCGCATTTGGTATGGTGTAATTGGTAGTGAATATCACTTTGGGACTATCCTTGTAATGAATCCGCAACTCATCTTTATTCTTCTTCTCAACGGTTATTCCCTCGGTTATGATTGAATAAAACCCTTCAAAGTCCACATTACGCCTTGTATCTTCAATAGCCAGTAACCGAGTATCAAGATCAACCCTTTGAAACGCAAAGTTCTTATCTACCTTAAAATTCTTTCCATCCACCACCACTAACCTATTGATATAACCTAAGGCCTTGTTAAATATTCCCTTGCCAGTCCCACCGCCTTTGGCCTCGTTCTCCGTCTCTTCGCATAGTATAACGGCAAATGGTCGGGCGGGGTCTTTATACTTATGTAATAAATATCCGATCAAACTAATTGCATATACAATTCTTTCGGGATCAAAGTCGCATATCCTTTCAATAAACTTATAATACTCTACGTTTTGGTAAGCAAAGTCATTCTCTATATATATATGATGATCGATCACTTGTGATTTCCATATCACTTCCTTGATACTACCGTACTCCAACAAGCTAAGCCCATCCTTAGTAACTCTTACCACACCATTGCTAAATGGTATGTATGCCTCTTCCTTTTTATCAGATAAAAACTTCAAATCGGCACGCTCAAAAAACTCAAAGAAGTTATCGGAGAAGTATTGGTTAGCTCCTTTATAAATTGTCTCCATGAGCGATTGCGGCTCAAGCCCCGCATCAAAAGAACTAGGCAACCTATTTATATAATTCTTAATAAACTTCTTGATTTGCTCGGTCGAACTCTCTTCAACCATGCCATCAAGTACTCGCACCATTCTATATATAATACTATTTGGTTCGTAGAAATATAGCTTAAACCCACCACGATCGGTGAGAAACCTTTGCAACCTATCTAACTTAATAACCGCTTCAATCCTACCCCTCTTCTCTACCGAGTCCCAAAACTCACGAATGTTTTCGCCCCACTCCATGTCAAGCCTATCAATAATATCACGAGCCTCATCTACGCTTTTATCATACTTCTTTACAAGCATGGTAAGTTGCTCTTCCTTTGGTACACCATTTGATCTTTTCTCAAATACATCACGCTCCAACTTATCTCCAAAGCGACTCTTGCGTTCACCGTACCCCGCATTTAAAAGCGACAACGCACTTTTTTTGTAGTCTCCTTCACATTCCAAGATGGTAAAGACGGCCGAAGGTGAATAGCCCTTAGATACTTGAAATGGCGTGTTCGTTGAGAATAC